AACAAAATCTACGGTCGTTACTCGGTCGTGATCCACCCGATGCAATGGTACTACCTGACCAGTGCGTCAACTGGCGTGCCTACTCTCATGCAGAGCGAGGATTTGAAGAACCGCTTTATGAGCGGATTTTACCAAGCGTCGCTTGACAACATGGACTTCTTCGTTGACGCGAACATCGCAGCTGGTACTGCATCAGTTGGCGCAATGTTCAGCAAGGAAGCCCTTGCTCTTGACATTCGTCAGGGGTTCACCATCAACCCGCAATGGGATGCCTCATTCGCCGGTGTCGGCGCATGGGAGCTCAACGCTTCGATGGTTTACGGCTACGGCGTATACCGACCTACCTACGGCGTACAGCTCGTGGGCAAAGCAACCTAAAAATTGACTTGATGGGCAAGGATAGAGCGTATACCTCGACAAACGGCATGCTCCACCGCTTCCTTGCCCTATCGGAGCGCAAGCTGGAGGCTTGAAAAAGATATGAGAATCAACTGGTTTAGCAATTCACCCGCAGCCTGCACTGGTTACGGCAATCAGACGAAAATCTTTACTCCGCGATTAGCGAAACTGCTTGACAAGGGGCTTTCGATTACAGCATTCTACGGCGTGCAAAGCGGTGTACTGAATATCAACGGAATCAAAGTATATCCGAGTTTCAAACACCCTTACGGACAGGACGTTATCGGTGCACACGCTGTTTGGGATCAGGCAGACGCGGTTATTACTCTGCTCGACATTTGGGTGGTGCAGTCTGAAAACATTCCGATGCCGTGGTTCCCGTGGTTTCCGGTGGATCACGAACCAATGCCGGCTAACGTGCTGGCATCGGCAAGGAAGGCAACCAAAGGAATCGTCATGAGCAAGTTTGGCAAGCGCATGGCGGAGCAAGCAGGGCTGGATGTGTGGTACGTGCCTCACGCGGTTGATACCAAGATATTCAAGCCGTTCGGTGCTCACGCTGTTTGGGATCAGGCAGACGCGGTTATAACGCTATTGGACATTTGGGTAGTTCAGTCTGAAAACATACCGATGCCCTGGTTCCCCTGGTTTCCGATAGATCATGAGCCGATGCCTGCCAACGTATTGGAACAGGCAAGGAAGGCAACCAAAGTAATCGCAATGAGCAAGTTTGGCAAGCGGATGTGCGAAATGGCAGGTCTGGACGCTTGGTACATTCCGCACGCGGTTGACACGAAAGTGTTCAAGCCGTTAGACCGTGAAGAAGCACGTGATCATCTGGAATGGCCACAGGATAAGTTCATTGTTGGAATGGTCGCAGCGAACAAGGGCAATCCTTCTCGCAAGGCGTTCTATGAGCAAATTGCCGCATTTGCCGCGTTGCATCACGAACACCCCGACACGATGCTTTATCTGCATACAGATGCCGGTTTGAGCGGCGGTGACGTTGTGAACCTGCCGAAATTCATCAAACGGATGGGACTGAAACTTGGCGAGGACGTTGTGTTTTGCGATCCGTATCATTACGGTCTTGGATTTCCTGATGAGTACATGGTGGATGCCTACAATGCAATGGACGTGTTGACGAACGTAAGTCTTGGCGAGGGCTTTGGCATTCCGATTCTCGAAGCGCAGGCTTGCGGAACGCCGGTGATTGTTGGCGACTGGACTTCGATGTCTGAGTTATGTTTTGCCGGTTGGAAGATTGACAAGGCAGAGGCGTTACCGGTCTATCACGACTTCTTTGACGCGTTCCAATGGCAGGCAACCACAGCGGCAATCTACGACCGATTGGAACAAGCATACGCGGCGAAGGGTGATTACGACTTGCGCAATCAGGCACGACGAGGCGCACTGCCTTACGATGCCGATGACGTGACGAGAAAGTATTGGAAGCCGGTTTTGAAAGAGATGGAGCAGATTGTCAATGATAAGTCGGCTACCAGTTTCGAGCAGGTGGTAAAAGCATGAGCACACTTCAATTAGGCTGCGGAATCAGACCGATAGAAGGTGCGGTCAACCACGACAAGGAAAAGCACTCTGATTTCGTTGACGTAGTGTGGAATTTGGACATAATGCCCTGGATTTGGGGCGATGAAGAGTTTGACAAAATCATCGCGCTTGACGTTATGGAACACATAAAATGCGAAGTCTTCGAGTGGCTCGACGAGTGTTGGCGGATATTGAAGCCAGGTGGGCAGTTGGTATTACGTTTGCCCGCTTGGGATCACGAATGTAGCCATCGAGACCCAACACATCGGACATTCTTTCATCCTGAGACCTTCTCGTATTGGGATAAGCGTACTGAATGGCACAAAAATTATGGCTGGTATTACTACCGGAAGTCAAACAAATGGTGGATTCAAGAACACGTTGAGCCGCGAGATGCAGGTGCAAACTGGTTCTACATCCTGAAAAAGGACAGCGAATGAAGCGGATGGAGGAGTAATGGCACGAACAGGAATGCAGACACTAATTGACACGGTACGTGGGTTCGCCAACGCCGCCCCTGACGAATGGGAAGTCACAAGCGGCTCGTCAATTGTCACCTATTGGAGCGATGACGAAATCCAGCGTGTGTTAGACCGGCACAAGGTCGAGCACATTCACGCGCCGCTTGAACCGGTCACCTCTTATTCAGGCGGTAGCGCGGTTGTGTTGCAATATCGGACAGGGATTGGCAACATTGAAGGCGGCACGTTATTTTCGGTTGAGGGCACGTCTGGAACTGTAAGCGGATATACG